GTCGCTATGAATATCACCACTCTCGTTCCACCGAAGCTTCTTTCCGCCTTTCAGCAGATTGACCCTTCAGTGCACGGTTATGGTGCATTCCGCGAAACCTGGTCCGAGTTATGCTTGCGCCTTGAATATGAGTCTGATCCGAAAATCGAATTCTCGCCTGAAACGCTTGAATTCTATTTCAGCTGCCTCACGTTCTTAGTGCTTTGCTTAACTCAGGATGACTAAAGGAAATTCTTTAGGACTCCTTCTTTCTAAAGGAGATTGCAATGAACGCCGAACTTCAAAAGAAACTTTTGATAGCTCAGTGTCAGTCGATGGCCACTTTGTTAGATGACCGCCTCAAGGATGAGAATCCCTGGACGAGCTTCCCTTTCGATAGCCTCGACATACCAGATCTTGCTAAGACTAAAAACCTTATGCACGAACTGTTATATGCCCCCCCCTCTCGAAACTAGAGAGAGTCCGTGATCTCTGCGATCCATTGCAGAGTGGTAATTGGCTTGGTTAGCCACCCTACTAGTGTTACACTAGATAGGTCCGACTTGCGTCGATCACCGTGATACTACTTCCTGGGCCTTGCAACCCAAGAGACGCATTTTAGATGGGCTTTGGCCCAAAGACCTTAGCCTATCACCAGAGGAGTCCTCATGTCACGTCCGAACCCGGAGCAAACCATCAAGAAGATGGTATGCAATTTTTCTTGGGCTAATTCGTCCGGTATTCCTGGTAGCAGCGTGGAAATTCGCGACTCCGTCGCGTCTTATCGTGTTGCTAATGGGAGTACTACAGCGAATTACTTTAGCTTAGCTCCGTGGCAGCTCCCCGAAAGGGACTACTCACTGAAACTAACGAAACGGTCGGAGCAGAAGATTTTTCGGCTCCAACAATATCGCTGGGGCCCTGTGCCCTGGCTTCGTAGTGATGTGACGTATGCTGAAAATTTCGGCGTTGGCTTCACCGATTATTCTTACACTATCTCTCATTCCGAGCAGGCTTATAAGAAAGCAATGCTTAACGCTATGGAGCGCGTTCGAGATCAAAAACTTAATCTTGCTCAAGCTATGGCTGAGCATCAGAAAACGATTGATCTCGTAGCGTCCACCGCGTTAAAGCTTGCTAAAGCTTATTCAGCTATTCGAAAAGGGAATATTGGTCAGGCTCAACGTGCCCTCACTGGGTCACGGAAGAGTCTTCCCACGGGTAAGAATCTCGCGCAGAATTGGCTTGCACTCCAATATGGATGGAAGCCTTTACTGAACGATGTACACGGTGCTGTTAAACACCTGGTCGAGAACCCTCGTCCTCCCCGCTTCACTTGTACAGGCCGTTCTAGTTCTGCTGATTCTAATCAGCAGTTCAAGTGGCTTGCACATGGTGGGGCGGCGAATATGACGGCAACCGAAATTGGTTACGACAGTAGGGCTATGGTAAAGCTACGATACCAAGTAGCTAACCACACCGTACATACGATGTCTCAACTGGGTTTCACAGATCCTGCTTCTCTGGCCTGGGAATTACTTCCCTGGTCCTTTGCAGCAGACTGGGTCTTTCCAGTAGGGGATTATCTTATGTCTCGTAGCTTTGCTGACGGTCTCACCTGGTTAGGTGGGGTGTCAGTAAAATTTACGAGGAATAACTGGGTAACCAGATTCGACGGTCTTACGGTTACAGATAGTAGCTATATTTACACTCACAGTTCTGTAGATCTTTGCACTTCTGCAAATGTTCTTCATAACCGCGATAGAATAATAGCTTCTCCTGAGCCGGTGGTACCATCGTTTAAGAACCCTCTATCCAAGGAGCACCTCGCTAACGCTCTTGCGTTACTGAGGACCTCCGTACGAAGATAACCTTTTAAAGGATATACCTCACCATGGCAGCAATCGCCAATCTCACACTGACTGATGCCGCAGGCACACCAGTGAATCACACCTTCGTGCCGCAAGACTGCACCTCGGACCTCGCAACCTGGAACGAAACGGCTGGTGGTATTTCCATCGGTATGCCTCAGTTCACCTTCTCTCTGAAGCTCGGCTCAAACGGCCAAGCTAATAAGATCATGGGAAAACTGGTGCTTCCGACTCTGGAAACTATCTCCGGCCAGGACGCTTCGGGTTACGTTGCCGTACCGGTGCTGGCTTATCAATGCATCGGTAAGTTTGAACTTACCATGCCGGCACGTGCGACTCTCCAGAATCGTAAAGACATCCGCGCCATGATTCAAGACGCGCTGTCCGATACGATCGTAACGACCGCACTCACCAGCTTCGAACGTCCGTTCTGATAACCGGAGTCTAGATCTATGAACTCAGTTCAGTTAGAATTGCATGTTAAATCTGCTCAGCAGATCCTTCGTGCACTAGACTGCCCGCGCTCCCTTACAGTTAGCATTATGCTAAAGTACGGGGACTTTGCGGGCGTTCTTAGCTTGAAGCCTTGCTTCGACTATTTAGACAGCGACTCTTTTTTTCGCCACTACCAGGCTACCAAATTGCTTGCAAAAGCGAGTTGGCTACCTAGCGGTATTGATAAGAAGGTCGCTGCTATTCAGTCATTTAAAGAAGCTGAGGCCTCTTGCTCAGTGACTAATCAGGTCTTCCGTAGCGTGAGATCTGGATCAGCCTCTTGGCTGAACCCAGGCGCCGAATCCCTCATAATGAAGGTTCGACGAAAAATCTCTCAAGTTATGGGAAGCCCTAATTATCACTGGGTAGGGGATTGCGGATTCGGTCCTGGAGCTGATCGATCCACTGTAGGCGGTTTTACAGCTGCCTACGATAAACTGCAATCTCCTGGGACAGTTACTCACGGTTGCAAGCCGTACTTAAAGGCTTTCGTTGAGAATTCCTACCTCAATCGAAAGTTTCAGTACGATTTGGCAACACGGGACCTGCTCGTCGAAACGACTTCAGGGAACCGAGTAACTTTTGTTCCGAAAAACTCTAAGACTGATCGATCTATTGCAGTCGAGCCTCGTTGGAATATTTTCTTCCAAAAAGGACTCGGAGCTTATATCCGGCGCCGCCTAGTAAAGTTTGGGATTGATTTAAATACTCAATCTCATAATCAATACTATGCTGGCGTGGGAAGTAAGGATGGCAGTTACGCCACAATAGACCTAAAGTCTGCCTCCGATACTGTCTCTCGTGAAATCATCTGGGATCTATTCCCGGTTGATTGGGCATTCATATTAGATGCTACTCGTAGTCCAACTGGAACCCTTGAAAAAGGGTGTCCTTTTAGGTATGAGAAGTGGTCTAGCATGGGTAACGGCTACACTTTCGAACTTGAAAGTCTGCTGTTCTATGCCATATGCTCAGCGTTCACTGACGATTTGTTAGTGTACGGGGACGATTTAATTGTCCCTACTGGTCATTATCACGAGATCGTAGATGCCCTCTCGTTTTTCGGATTCCAAACCAATATGGAGAAATCCTTCTGCTCGGGTCCCTTTCGGGAATCTTGCGGTTCGGATTACTTCAACGGGGTGCTATGCACTCCAATTTATTGGAAGGATCCTCTAAATGATAAAGGAACTTTACGACTGGTTAACCAAATCAGCAGCCTTGCTTCTCGCCTTGGTCACGGTCTTTCTCGTGATCGCCGCCTGCGCAGGGTTCATACTGACTTGGTCCACCGGCTTCCGGAGCATTTTCAAAGCAGAGGCCCCAGATCCATCTCAACTTGTGTCCACGATTCATTTGAAACATGGAATACTCGAAGAAGATGGGGCTGGTGCGGCTGGTTCGTCACCTTCTCAATCGAAACTGCCAAGCAGTTCCGGTTCAGAGATTTCGACTCGGCCTTAGGACACGTACTGCTAAATCCGTCTTCTGACGGATATAGTGTACGTTCCCGTACTAAGCTTAGAAAGTTAGAGGTCTTCATCCCTTCGGGGTTCGAAGATTTCGGACCTTGGGTATAACCCAGGTTTTGAGGGG